TGCCTTTTCCAGTGCGTTCGGAAATCTCTCGTGCCATGTTTCAAGAAGAGCTTTTCTGATTGATGCCGTATCTTTATTGACAGTTTTGCGAATCTTTCCAGATTGAATTATTGCCTTTGATCCAGTCCTATCAATATCGATACCTATTCTGCGCAATGTTCGTTTATTTAATCCAACAAATGAATCAAGCACATCGGCGAGGTCTTTGTTGAATAAGACAGCAACACCGCCAAGTGTCTTCATTTGTTTTATTGTCGGATCAAGTCCTATCGCTCGTAAACGAACATACGATTTGACTACATCTTCTGTTTCAAGCGGGGATGTGCGGGCAAGGTCTCTAATTATCTGTAGATTTTTACCAGCTTTTTCTGCGGACTTTGACACCATTTCAAGTTGCACTCCAAATGTTTCGGCATTTGCTGCAACCTGTAAAAAACTTTTTGCCACATAAATTATTGCCCCAACTGCAACTGCATTTTGAACCGTGGCAAGCTCTCTAAAGCTATTTTTAAGGGATTGAATGGAGCCACGCATCTTGCCAGTGGCTCTATTCAGATTTTTCGAGAGCTTATCCTCTAATGCGAGTTGTACTTTGATTTTAGCGGCCACGTTTTGCCTTCGCCTCTGCTTCTTTTGCCATTAATGATTCATACTTATTGAAATAAAAATCGAGAACAGAAAATGCATCACACAATTTCAAAGACTGTTTAAGTCTTGACCCGCCATCAGGCCATTTTCCGAATTTTCGATAGTCAAAGAAAAAGGGCAGCGGCCTGGTATCCGCAGCACCATGGGGACATTGATGCACAGGAATTCGACCACTACCCTTACACCACACACACCGCTTTTCTTTGCCGTTACATCGAATGCACTCATCGATCCACCATATCGCTTTGCGCTTAAACGGTTTTTTGCATCCACGGTTCTTTTTATCCTTCAGAGTGCATGTTCGACAATCAAAAATAAGGGCGGCAGGACGTTTAAATAAAACGACCGCCGCCGCTATCAGTTTTTTGCTTCTGTCACCCCCACTCCGGTAAGTTCCGGAATTTGGCCCGTAATTATACGCGCCATTTCAACCAGATCCCCGTATTTCAAACACTCGGACATTTTGCAGTCTTTTGGAACATCAGGGACATTTTTTCCTTTCCATCCAACAAGAAACAAATCAACAATATCACGACAGAATGAAAAATTATTATCCGAAGTATCGGGAGAGAGCTTTCCAATTTCTTCAGAAACGATCTCTGCTCGTTCTGAAATGCTGATCTTTCTCTTTCCGATTTTCGCATTTGCGGCCTTACTCGCTTTCTTTAACAATGAATCATCGACAATATTGTTCTTTTGGATCTTGTCCCACTCATCAGCCTTTTCGCCAGTGAGATATCGGAAAAGAAAGATAATGCCGGTTTTTTCATCCTTGTACTCGAAATGCTGGTTCTTGCTTAATGGAATCATAAAATGCCCCCATAAATTTGATTGTTAAAATCAGGTACTCGAAGAACTTGAACTCGACGAACTGCTGGACGACGAACTGGACGAACTGGACGAGCTGCTGGACGAATTCGCTCCGAGCACTCGAATAACGAGATCATTTCTCTGACATACTCCTTCAATGTCCCACGCCTGAACACCGTTTTCCTCTGACGGCGTTACCTTCGTGATTTGCGCATATCCCACATTGAAATAGACATTCGCACTCGAACCCCATTGAATGCGATTGATCCCGGTTGTCGCTTCGTACAATGCCGTTTCAGGCGCGAGCGTTCCAACGGCTTCAGCATATGCTTTACAAGTGAATTTGATCTTCCTGGTCGTGACATACGCTTTCCCGACCCCGCTTGACTCTGACGGCAATGTAGATGCCTCGATGCTTTGATTGCCGGTAAGCTCAAGAGTCAATACCCGGTACGACGATGAACCGTTTATCTGCATTGTTACGCCTGTGAGGGCGGGGACCGCGGTTCTGTTCTTTGATACTGTCGGCTGTGTCCCGGCTGTCGGGGCCGCAGTCTGCCGACCCATTCCAGTAAGCTCACACCGACAAAGTGAATCGCCTGAAAAATCAAACGTGAATTTCCAGTCAAATTTGATGTTTCCAACTTTCCGGAGAATCGATCCACTGGAAGACAGGTTGCCGGAATATTCCCAAAGCGTCCCATCCGTTGTCGCTGTATTGCTCGGCTGAAGAATATAATAGCCATTGTTGTTCGTAAGGGCAAACCTGGCGCATTGCATCGCCTTGACCCAATCCGGTATTATTTCGGTGTCTTTTGCTCCAAAATTTCTTACCGGGGCAATGAGCGTGGTATTGGCAAGCTGCCGTCCGACCACGGCCGCGTCCTGCGTATACCCGCCGCCGACCAGGTCGATTTCCGTAACCCTCACATCCGGTTCAATTCCAGAACCCGGATCGGCTTCGAAAAGATCGCTGGCTACAAGCGACGTTTCTGGTGTTCCTTCGGCAGCTTGCCGTTTGAAAAGAAAAAGTCTTTGTGAACGTTCCATTTTTCACTCCTTATGCATTAAGATATGGATCTGATGTGTCGATTCGTGCTGTAATCTCAAAATCGACATATATGAAAAATTCGGCACTGTTGTCATCAATATAAAAATCATACCCGAAATCAGTTGCCTTGGTAATCAATGCATTATCATCCTGCGTCGTGTCTGTCTGGACCTGCTTTATTATATCAGAGGCAACATTGCGGGTCAGATATGTAATTTCTGTATTTGCGGCAACACCCTCGTCGTTCACATTAATAAAATACCGGGTTTCGTAGTATATTCTATTCATCCCGACTTTATAGGTCTGTGATTCAATTTCACAAACCGGACCGCAAAGCTGGACATACGGATATCGACCATTAATATTCAGTATGAATCGTTCGCGCTCAACTGCAGCTACCTTCCCGCCATACGTCGAGAGAGAGGCGAGAACGCTCTTTAGATTCGCGGTGATGAGTTCAACCTTGGAATCGCTCATTACTTCATTCTCCCGGCCTCTACGGCCTTCGTAGCCCTATCAGCGACACCTCTGCCATGCATCGCAATGCCTGGCTGCATGCGCCCCCAGCGGCCGTAAAAATCATATTGATTAATGAATTGTCTTCTCGCCGTCATTGAATGAACGCCCATGAACATAAGCGCCGTTCTCGGGAATGATCCTACTTTTTTTCCAGATTTTCTTCTTTTCTCTTTTAAAAAGTAAAACGCCACACCGCCAGGCTTCAGGCGGACAAGCTGCCCCTTGTCTATCATCCACTTGAACGCTTTCCCCTTCCAAAATCCCTTATTTATACCTATTCTCGATAGATTCTTGTAAAATGGTATCGGCATTTCTTTCGTACTCGTATGACCTCCACCGCTCTGAAGAAAATACAATGCCTGATGTATCTTTTTTGGATTATGAAGCCCAACCCCGGCTTCCATTCTCAAGTCATTGAGTTTTTGGGCTTTTGTGATATATCCCTTGAATAATCCTGTCACCTGGGAAGACCATGTGCCTTGGCGTTTCCATCGCCTTTTTCTCGAAATAATGTCACGATAACCCCTTTTGATCCTTCCGCGGCTATCTTTCCCACCAAGGAATCGCGCCCTTTCATCAGAAAACCAAGCACGAAAAAAGCGTAAAAAGACATGCGGGGCCTTGTTCAATGCCTTCACGACCTCTTTATCACCTTTTATTTTTCCTCTGATTATCATTTTAGTCCCAGGCTGTGCGCACCCGCGTCTGATTGAATGATTCCGGCAACAGTCCAGGTATAGGGTGTTGCCCCTATTGACGCGGAAAGCGCCACTGTATCAACATTGATTTTTGGGTTTGCAACACCGGCCGTTGCGTCGGTTGAAATCAATATTTCTGTATTATAACGACGATCACCGGCATCGGTTCGGACACCGCGGTGCCCCATTGATTCAACAGAGCCATTTCTGAAAACGAATGCGGATATTGTTTTTGCGCTTTCGCCATCAGGCGTATACACAATATCCTCTTCGAAACCAGATTCGAGAAAAACATTTTCCATATCTTCTTGAAGTGTCAGCGTCATGTGTCCCCCTTATACAATGATGGCGGGGCATTTTAAACCCCGCCCCATTGCGAAATACGATTTCCTTTCTTCAATCAGGCCATCAAGTCGAACTGCTCGAAGACGAAGACGAAGAGCTACTTGACCCCATCGAATACGCCAGTGTTCCCTCGTTCAAATCAACCTCAACAGTAGTATCTGATGTCGCAGCATCATCCGAACACATACCAATGACAAAATCATTGTGAGCACCTGCCGTTGCGTGATTATCTGCTTGTTTAGCAGAATAATCCCAATATACGGTAGCGCCCTTAACGAAAGCTGTCGATGTGTTTTTCTGAACACTTATCCGTCCCCTGATAAGCATTTGTCCGACTGAACCGTTTGCGATAGTCCCGGATGCATTATCTGCATTCCCAAGGATTACCGCGGCCCGGCGTCTTCCGGATATCAAAGAAATACCAATCACATCACCGACAGACACGGTGCTTCCAGTGGCATTCGTCCAGGTATACTGATCTGCGACATCGTTGTTTTTGCTAAGAGTCGCTTTTCTTGTTGCCATTATTTACCCCTTATTAGGTAGACGAACTGGACGACGAACTGGACGAGCTGGACGAGCTGGACCCCATCGAATAGGCATCAGGCCCTTCGTTGAGATCAAGCTCGACAAAAGAATCTGCCGTTGCCGCAGCTTTTGCACATTCACCGAGAACAAAATCGTTGACGGTGCTTGCTGTCGCTGAACTGTCCGCCTGATCTGCGGAATAGTCCCAATAAACCACAGAGCCTTGAACAAAGGCAGTTGATGTGCTCTTTGCGACTTTGAATCGCCCGCGAATGGCAACCTGGCCAGTCTCACCGTTTGCAACGTCGGCAGATGCACGGTCTGAATTGTTCAGAACAATGCCCGCCATCCTCTTCCCGGCAACGGTAGAAAGGGCAACAGGATCGCCTACATCAAGCGTCGATCCCGTTGCGTTCGTCCAGGTCCATTGCACCGCCTTATCAATATTCTGGATAAGCGTTGCTTTCCTGGTAGCCATTAAATGCTCCTTATGAAAAAATGATTAAATCAGTGAACTTGCGATCAGGCTCCACCCTTGTTGCAGAACATTCCGCGCCAATCACCGGCGACAGCGGCGAAATCATACGTGACATCCCACTTCATTCCCTGCGCTTCACCAACCGCTGACGGTTCGCTTCGAGTTACCGGCGTGTCTTTACCATTCAGGGTATAAACGAGAACGGTATCAATAACCGATGCATCAGCGGCAAGATAAAAGGGCGTGTCATATGTCGAGTCAACATGCTGCAAAAGAACCTCGGAAATCGGCTCAACCTGCCTGCCGCTTCCCGGGCCATAGGGATTGACGAGCTGCGATCCACTGTTCGAGCCATCAACTCCGGATGCAGCATAAAACGGCGAGCGGAGAAGCTGGTCAACAATGAGATAATCCTTCGGAGCATGGAGCAGATACCGCGGCCCGACATTCTGATATCGCGTATTCGAATCATCGCCCTGGGATAGCGATGCAAAATTGAAAAATGCATCGTAGCCAGCATCGAGCGTTGACTGTGAAAGAGCTCCGCCGGCACCTGCCGCGAGATTCGTGCGAGTAGTACTGAACATCGCCGCACTGTCCTCATTAAGCGTCGGCCCGGCAAAATTCGTGCCATACAGTATCGTTACATAAACATAACGATTGATGTAATGGCGGACGCTTGCCGTGAACTTCTCAGGTATGCGCGTAAGGGCATTCATGTCGTCATTCGTGATCGCCTGACGAGTGAGCGTGTAAGATTTCCCAATCGTGAACAGGCGGCCAGCCTCATACGTGTCCCTCATGACGCCTTTTTTCGGTGCTTCTCCTTCGGGAATTTCTTCAACATCGGAGAAATCCGTCAGGCGAACAATGCGGAACTGTTTGAAATCGGATGCCTGACCGGTCCCGCACCACATTTGATACGTTGTCCGGGCATTGTTCCATCCTTTTCCCATCGATTTATTCACAACATTCGCAAGGACATTCGTGAAATCACCGGTGCCCTGCGCCATGCTCCCGTCGAACTGCATGCGAATAACATTGTGATAAAGATCGTCGCCACTCATCATGTGCACATTCGGCACACCGGCGGTTTTCAGACACTCTGACGCAAAGGAGCGAAGGCCGAGATTTGAATACTCGGATTTCCGCACTTCTGTTTTGACTGCGGGGTCGTTTTCGATCCCACAATTCACAGAAAGCGCCTTTGTCATGCCGTCGCGCCGCTTTTCGATCCCATCAGCGACAACCTTAACTTCGGCTGCGGGCGCGGTGGTGAGGACTTCGGCTGCGGAAAATTCATCAGCCGTTTTTTCGATTGTCCACCCCTCAGTAATTGCCTTGTTCCGCAATTCCTTCGAAATAGACATTTTCGCGCCGAGCTTCTGGACAGTCTCTATCCTTTTCCGCTCAACCGCTGCCGCCTCTGTGCGAGCTTCGAGAAGTTCCTTCTCGTGTGCGACGGTTTCCTGGGTTTTGGTTTCTTCGGGCATTTCCGCTCCCTCCGATAAAGATGATTGTGTTACATTGTTTCCGGATTCAAAACCTTCTATTTCCTGCGTTTCTTTTCCGGTAATCAGTCGATCAAAATGGCCTTTTAATCCATCTATAAGCAGAGATTTATTCCCGCGATCAGATGCATACCTTTCAAGAAATGCCTTTGCGATTTCAGGCGCATCAGGTGAATCAACCAACTTGTCGAGCTGTTCCGTAAATCCGGCCGAAAGTTGAACAGTCTTTGCGAAATCAGGACGGGAAAAAAGCCCGTCGCCGGTCGCCGGATCATCGACAACATCAGACGCCCAGATCTTTTTTACACGAAGATTCGGACGAAGGACTTCATCTTTATCATTTTTGACAAGATTTCCATCCTCATCTTTCAGGTGTTCACGCTCTCCATCGATAACCATCGAAACACCGAAAGCATCCGGATCTTCTTCGGCAAGATCCATGACATATGTTCCAATATTTCCCTCGGGCGAACTGAATGCGGCATTTGCGATATGAAGATCGGCACGGGCAATTTCTCCGTCGCGCACAAAGTTGTCAAATCTCCCCAGGAAACGACCCTCCGCATTTGCCGACATCATAGGATGCCCAAACCGGGCTTTGATTCCGCGGTTGCTCATATTGCCATGTTCGACAACCTGATCGACGGTTGTTTCATCGGCGTTTACATCATGCCCGAGCAGTTCCCCGACTGAAACGATTGATGCGCCAAAAATGGTATTCTTTTCCCTATCGATTGCTTGAAAGCTGTCCTTGAGCCCGCGTGCGGGCTTTGAGCGAAACAGTTCATGCTTTTTCTTTGGCATCAGAATTCCCTTTTTTATGGTTTTTGATGCATATTTCTTGCGGAACAGATAACCCTTTGCTATAAAGGACTATCTTTGACTCGTTTTTATCTGTATTCCCTCGAATTATCATTCGTTCCCTGCTGAACCGGTTCACTTTTAACTTCAACTTTGTTCTCTTTGAGATATTGATCCTCGACTGCAAGCTGATCAACAGCATCGCGCCAATCAATGCCACGCTGTCCGTACCAATCCTGTAAAGTCATGAGTTTGTTTTCGCGGAGAATCTGTACCGCCTGTGCTTCCCTTGCCGGATCGATGAAATCCCATCCAGGAGCCCGCCATTGACATTGTGACCATCGCCAGGGATCATCATAATAATCTATTAATGATTTCCCGGGGATTTTGTTTTCAAGAAATTCTCTGAATACGAAATACTCCCATTCCTTTTGACAATAATCTTTCGAAAGCCATTTCTGGCCCATACTTGCGAACTGTCGATCTTTATTTGTATTGACTTTCGCCGAGGCAAAAGAAACATCATTCACATCCCGCGTGACCGTCTGATATGACCATCCAAGCGATACCGTTATTGCATGAAGCAATATACGCATCAAGGGCTGCAATACAGTTTGCACACTGTCATCAGCCTGAAGAATTTCAGGCTTGCCACCCGACTGTGGATTATAATGATACACTTTGCCAGATTCAAATTGCAGTTGATTGCTTGAATTCGTATCATTACCAAGCAATGTTCCCATCATGTTATCAGGGAAAATTATGCCTATCATTGCCTGAATTCTCGATGCAATGAGCTTGTCCTTGATAAGTTCTTCCTGCGCCCAGAGCCACCGAAGGGAAGGCGCGAGCCACGGAACCCCGGTATACATCTCAGCCATATTGCGGACGAAAATTTGATGCATATTTTTTGCGGATACTGGATTATTTATACCCTTTATCCAATAGCTGATCGGTAGTCCCGAGCTATCAACATTGATTCCGTGCACTGTCTGGCTTACTGCTTGATTATCACTATACGTCGGCGCCCCGGCGTCCTTTGATGTGTCGAGCCGTAGAACTGACACAACCTGATTCGCAACATTGAGATGCGATTCTGCCCGGTCATCCTTTATTCGATTTGTCAGTACACCGCCAGAAATTATTGTTTCTCGAAGAACCATTTTCTGTATTTCGTAAAATGATTCTTTCCCGGTTGAATCCCACTGGTCATTGTACCGCTCCCAATCATTTGCAAGTTGTTTATTGATTCCAATTACGAGATCGCCATTGTCGAATTTAACCCGTGGAGTCGGTTTCAGGCCGGTATTCACAACATCGCTGATAATCGTTTCTACCAGGCCCTTTACAATCGGGTTATTATCGATCAGGGTGATTGACCGGGCAATGAGATTCGTCCGGTTGTTTTTCAGGTTCCCATACGGCGTATCGTATGTTGTCGCCCAATCACCCTGTAGACGGCCAGTGTCCCCCCCCTTGTAATGACCAAGCCGCATTTTGCTGTAATGGTCAGACCACGCCTCAAGGCGCTTTGCCGCGGCGGTATATCTGTCTTTGCCAACAAGAGACAGGCAGGCCGATTGTATGCGTTCTCCGAACTTCGATACCATCATTCAGTAACCCTTTCAAAGGCTACCTTAACGGCCCCGCCATAAGTTGCGGCATTTACCTCGGCCTGAATTCGGTCACGGAGATTCATTAAGTCTGGAAGATCGTATTTCGTATACGACCGTCCGTTGACCTCGACTTGTTTTGTGGGATTCGAGAGAATTGAGCGTATTGCGGATTCTATTGTGGCAAGGTCTGTGGATGTAAATGCCATAATTTACCTAGTTCGGGTATTGTTACCGATTTAGGTAAATTATATATAAAAATCACCATCCTGTCAAAACTAAATTTGAATTACTATATAAATCAATGACATATAACTTTTCACTATTTCCTTTCCCATAACAATACGATTTCGCCGTTCCTGCAATCGATTATCCTCGCCAGCCTCCACCCGGTTCTATCTCGAACATTGCACTTATCGGCTATTTCCAGATACCACTCTCTGCCTGATATTGTTTCCTGCTCAAAGCGCGTCGGCCGATCGGCAACCGCGCCGCGCGAATATCCTTTGCTCATGACCAACCTCCTGATTTTAAATAATCGTCCACAGTTTGCCCGTTAAATGATGCCGAATCGTCGTTAACTTCATGAACAGTTCCACGTTTTTTGTTCTCGGATTCCTTCCTGATGTGCTTTTCTATCGCCTCCTGCCCGACATCGCTGAAAAGCATCCCCTGCAAATCAATGGCAATCGAAGATCCAACAATCAAGTTTTCAGCATCGCGCAAATGGTCAGGCTGGCCGTGATCATCCATTGTGACCCACCGTTTTTTGGTATTCCCGCGCGTATCCGTGTATTCCTGCTCGTATTGATTCGTTACCTGCTGGCAATATTCGTATTGGATGTCTTTCGGAAGATGCCATATGTCAGATTTCATCCATTTATCGACAGTCCGGCTCAATTGTTCAGTATTCCCCAAGTATAGCCCTTTTTCGTTTCGACGAATCAGCGGGCCGTCCTTCCTTGTCGATCCGATATATGGATTTAAAAAGGGCGAATGACTACAAATATAATCGACATCATCCGCCCTATGCCCGCCGCGGTCTATCAGTCCCCAAAACAGTGGTAGAGTCGACCCATCCCTTTTCTGATAGGGCCATCGATTTAACTCTTTAATCAATGCATCGTGAACCTCCCCGGGGTTATTGTATTGCCCCTGGTCCATCTCGCATTTAAAAAAATCTGCCCTTATGAGCCAAGACTCCATGTTTTTCCCGAATCCGCGCACTACCCAATAAAACCCATCATCCTGAGTATCCATGCCAACCAGTAAAAGCATTACCTCATCAGGTACATACGCACCTGTTCCAAATTGGCTGTATTTTGATTGTTTTGCCCTTTTTTGAAGAAATGTCTCGACGAGTTTATGGGCTGAAGTCTTTACCCATCGCGCCATGTCCTCGTTTTGATAATCTTGAAGGGCGGTCCCCTCGGGTGAGTGCATAGCTTCGAAGTAACTTGCGAGACATTCTGAAAATGTCCATGTGACGTCGACCAAGCGATTCCAGTTAAAGATTACTGTTTTTGATTCCTTCCGGCCAAGTATTTCTCCTTTTGGTGTGATTTTTTCACACGTTTCGCCAGTTTTCGTATTAATTGCCGCCCAAATAACTGATCCGGACATCTGAACCCGGGCCTCTTCGGTGATTACCTTCTTGCAGTGCACACAGTCATAAAATGCGGCACTTTCTGCCCGTATTCTCTCAGGGTTATGGTCCCGCTCTCCTTTTGGATTCGGCTTTTCCCTGATGTTGTAATCACTCAATACCTGATATAGCCCGCAATGCGGGCATTTAAAGTGAGGTTGAAGAAATATGCTTCCAGGCGCATGCGACAGCGAATAGGACCGATCCTGCTCGTCTATTGGCGACGTACAATAGAGTTCCTTTACTTCCCGGCCTATCATCCTGCTTGCATGTTTACGTCCTGAAAGCAATTTAACAGCATCAAACTGCTTTCTTGGCCATTTAGCAACTTCATCCCCGATAATAGTGCCAGCATTCCAGGAACCAATATCCGATCGTACACCGGCCGCGGCTACCCGCGCGACCATGTGCTTGAGCTTAATGCGGCGCTTCGTTAAATTGTCATAATCATTATCCCAATATTGCCGCAGTGTCGGAATCTCTAAAATCATCGGTTTCAGGCGTTCGTCGAAAACATCCTTCACGACATCGCCCTTCGAATAGACAATCATGACATTCATCGGGTTCTGGTCAATCATCCACCCAAATATACACTCAGTCAATAAACTTTTCCCGGTCTGTGTCGGGGATATGAAAATAATCCGGTCATATTTCTCAATTGAATTAATAGGCTCAATTTGCCACGGAAAGAGCTTTATTTTACCCTGACTCGCATATGACCTTGTCAAAATGAAGTTGTTTTCAGTCCATTCAGAAGGATGTTGCCTCTTCTTGATTTTTAAAGCATCAATCTGCCCCGGAAGTAAATAAATATCACTCATTTTTTTAAAACCTTACAGTAAAAACATTCATTTTCATAAAGACAGCCATGTTTTTTACAGAAACGATATTTGCTCTTTCGATGTTCAATTGAACAAATTAGCGTATTTGCATCAGCTATCAATTTTAGTAATTTATCACGCGTTTCATCGACTGCTTTCAATCGGTTAAGAATGTCAATGCATTTCACCTCTTGTTCATACGTCATTATCAACCTTCTCCCATACAAGCGTTTTCGCAGCACCTATAAATGCCGTCATTGATCCCTTTACCTCACTTATCAGCACATCCCGAAGTTTTGCGACCTTGGGACCGCCAAGCCCGAGCGCCTTTGCCAGTTGCGGCGCCTTCGATGGTAAATGGTTCATCCAATAACCTTTGAATTCCCGCGCCTGGTCCGCCATTACAGATTCTACCAACCCACGCCCGAGAGAATTTCCGGACTGCTCTTTGATTTTTATCTCCATGAGTTCAATTTGTTTCTGGACCTTCTCATTGCTCAGATTGTCGGTATCCTTATTTGAATCCCGCAATAACAGCCAATTGTGAACCTCATAAATCGAATACGTCAAATCCTTGTTTCGGGGACACCCGTTCGATGTCCAATCGATGAGCGTCCGCCTTGACACATGAAATATCCGCGAAATATCTATCTGATTAAGGCTCTCAAAATTGGCCTTTAATGACCGCTTGAGCTTCTGACCTTTTTCTGGCATTTTCTATCCTTTTATTTAAATCTTCTATTGATTTATTCTTTTCGTGGTGAATTACAAAAAAATAATTTTTTTACGTTAAAACCGGCAGCATGTTTGAC